AATAAACAGACAGAATTGGAAGCCATTAATCGCTTGACGAATACCAGCGATGCGCTTCGCGGTGTTCAGTTCAAGACGAATACGAATACAACTGCGGTCAATACGTATCAGGAAGCGATGCGATTGAGCGTCGGTGCTAAGGTCGATGTGGTCGAGGATGCTGTTGCCGATATTGCACAGGCGCTTGCAGAGCTATGCATCAAGAATATGTCGTCAGAGGAAGTTGCAGGACTGATTGGTCCTGCGCTTGCGCAAGGCTTTAGGAACATGCCTGTGCAGGAGTTCAATTCACAGTATTCGGTGCAACTTGTTGCGGGAAGCATGGAGAAGCCGAATAGTACGTTTAAGAAGAAGGAAGCGATTGAATTGACGCAAGCTGTAGGACAATTCGCTAAGGCTGCTCCTGGATCGACTCTCAGGATCATGCTCAAGGTGTTACAGCAAGCGTTTACTGAGATCGTAATGAAGAAGGAAGATTGGGCTGCGATCGATCAAGAAATCCAGGCCAATCTGTCCCGAGGCGTCAGTGACGGTTCGGGTGGCGGCGGTGAAGGTGGAGACCTGCAACAAGCAGCACAGCAGTTGCCGGACGAAGTGAAGGCTCAGGTTGTTCAAATGAAACAGCAAGGGGCTTCGGATCAAGAAATATTGGCATTCATACAGGAGCACGTGAACAATGGCACCCAGAGACAGACAACAGGACAGCAGCAGCGACAGCCGACAAATGGTGTTCGACAATCTCGGGCTTGACGCTGACGACCTTGGCGCCGGCGATCTTGGCGATGATCTGGACTCCGGTTCTGATGATAGTCAGGACGACGGCGATCAACAGAGCGACGACGGCGCACCGGATCATAGGGGGCGGCAGCAGCTTGACGATCTGAGTGTGAGTCGTACACCGGATCGTCGACAGCAGCGACAGCAGTCTGAAACGCAGCCTCGACCATTCGCTCGTACTGCGGAAGTGCAGCCGGACGGCAACGGCAATCTGGTCGATCCGCAGACTGGTCAGGTTGTGGCTAGAGCGGGACGTGAAGCTGCACTATATCAACGCGGCTTCAAGAGCGGTGAGGGCGCGAAGGTAGGTGGTTTGACCTATCGTTTGCAACAGCGAGAGAATCAACTGCGTCAGGCTATGGACGCAGGGCGTCAACTGCATACAGAGGTTCAGCAGCTTCGCAGTCAAGGTGAAGCGTTAAAGCAGTTCAATTTGCAGCCGAATGATATGTTAGCGGCTGCAAAGCTGTTCAACGACCTAAAAACAAGGCCAGCGGAGGCCCTGCGCGCCCTATTGACAAGGGCAGCCGCAAGTGGTACAAATGTGGCAGAACTTGGAATTCAAGGCGTGAACGGTGCAGATGCCAAGTCACTGATCGATTTGGTCCGAGAGGAAATTCAGAAGGCCACACAGCCTATTTCTGAGCAGAACCAGAGAACCCAAGAAGTCGAACGGCAGCGTCAGCAGCAACAAGAACAAGAACGTAAGGCGCATGAAGAAGTAGAGTCGTTCTTCGCTGAAAATCAGGATGCGCAGAAATACATGCCCGTGTTCCAACGGGTACTTCAGAACCCCGATTTCAGGGGAATGTCGCTCGGTGAAATCTGGGCACGTATTCAACTGAACCTACTGCGAAACGGAAGCCGTCAAGGTGGTTCTCAAAGAGGGAACGCTCGTGGTGCATCACGTCCGGTTGGTCGTGGACAGCCGCCGAGCGGAGACGATAGAAACCGTCCTGCTCCAGCAAATTCGACATACGACAATATCTTGAAGGACGTTCTGGACCAGCACGGCGTTGTGTGAGTCATAATCTGATCAGCACCCTTTTCTAAGGGTGTAAACCTCTAGGAGAGATCAATGGCTGCCCTCGATACCGTCATCCACTCCATGCTCACTCGCAGTCGTGCGAAGCTGATCATGGCGTCGGCGATTTCGGGCACCGTTTCCGCGTATCTCCACGCTAAGAAGCGCGTGGTGGTCGAAGACGGCGGCCCGAGCATTACCAATCCGATCATCGTCGGGTTGAATCCAAACGTTACATCGATGCAGTACTACGATACAGTGCCCATCGATCAGACCAATGAGTTCACGACCATTAGCTACAGCATGGCAAGAGTCGTGGGTTCCCTAATCATCTCAGATCAGGAAGAAGACGAGAACCAAGGTCGTGCTCAAATCTTTAAGATCATCAAAGGCAAGATCATGGCGCTCGACGAGAGCATTTCTCGTCAGTTCGCGGCTTATCATACGGCGGTCGGTGCCGGGACCGATCCTAACGGGTTGGGCAATCTCATTCCGGCCGATCCGACTACCGGCTCTGTGGGCGGTATCAGTCTTGCGGCGGAACCGCAGTGGCGGTCCTCGTCATATGACTTCGCCGGTACGCTGACGCCGGAGAACATCGAGGAAGCGTTCGACGACATTCTCGAACTCGACCTGAACCGTGGCGATACGTCTGCGGACGATGCGGCTGAGTCCAAGCCGAGTGTCATCTTCGCTGGACGTAATATCTACCGTATGCATAAGGCGGCGGCTCGCGATAAGCAGACCATCGCTCTCGATGCATCCGGCACCGGTAAGAAGCTGGTGAACCTCGGTATCGTTGGCACGACGCACAATGGTACACCGTTGCTTTTCGACGAGAAGCTCGGAGCCAATGTCGCGTACTTCGTCAACGACAAGTTCCTTACGCTCCACATCCTCCGTGGCGTCAACATGCGCATCAAGCAATTGGTCGCACCTTGGAGCATGGATGCATCCGGTCGTCGGATTGTGTGGGAAGGGCAACTCTGCTCTTGGCGTCAATACCGAACGCACGCCTACCTCACCAATTAGGCACCCGCTTCCGCGGGTGTGAATGTGCGAGTCGCACACGAACCAGGAGTACAGCACCGTGTTTCAAGCAGCAATGAGCGGCACCAGACTGTCGTATGTCGTGCGGCAGCTTGATGGGCAAGTCGAGCGGGAAATCACTCCGTTCGACATGAAGAAGCGTGAGATCGTGCGCAAGATACAGAAGCAAGACGCTGGATACATCGTCTACTTCCCTCGTGGGCACGTTCTCCGTTTCAAGAATATGGAGGAATTGAAGCGGTACAAGCTTCACGTTCGTCCTCGGATGATCAACTTGCAGGGTTTGGAAGACCCAAACAGTCCACTCGGCAAGCTGATTTCCGCGCAAGACCAAAACGAACGCGACACTGCGTTCGAGGCACTTGAGAACCAAGTCATCGCCATGGCCACAGCCCGAACAGGGCGGGTGGTCATGCCGGAGCAGTTGATTTCACAACCGGCTGCTCCCGGCACGACGGTGTGACTCACGCAACCTAAAGGAGGATCGGTCAGATGGCCGCCAAAGAGAGACTGTTTTCTGGGTTGACTGGCATCAACAACTATGTGCCAGCGATGGGATACTCTGCAAACCTTGTCCATGGGCAACCGACGGCTTTCTCTCTTGGAACGCCGGCTGTTGCTGCTGCTGCTGCACTTAGCGCCAACGCTGGTGGTGCAAACGCTGTAGCACTTACGTTCTTTCCGCTCAGTCTTACGACGGACAGTCCGTATGGACGTGTGTTGCGTGTTGATCTCAGCGGTGTTCCTGGCAACATACCAGTAATCGAAATACAAGGCGTTGACTATCTCGGTCAACCGGTTGCGAAGCGATTCACTGGTGGTGCTGCGGTGACGACGACAACTGCCGGCGGTGCTGCGGCGATTAGGCGCGTTACCGGTGCGAAGATCATTACTGCGGCAACCAACGCAGTGACGTTCTCCATCGGTACGACTGGCATCCTCGGCTTGCCGTACAAGTGCAACATCGGATGGGCGAAGGAAGGTACACCGCCGGTGTTCATCGATCCTGCTGGCATCTTTGCCAAATGGGTCAAACCGGTGTTGGTCGATCCTCAGTCGTTGACCACCGGCGATCCGCGTGGAACCTATGCGCCAACGACGCTCGATAGTGTGATGGAAACCATTCTCGGGCTCGAAGGTGATAACTCGGTGAATGCCGCAGGCAACGGTGGGCTGCACGGTATCAAGCACTTCTTCGCGTAGGTATGAGTCATGTCAGCTACTGTTCGCCAAGTAGTAGACGATGCGCTGGAACTGGTCGGTGAAGTAGCCGGCCCAGGCGTCCAGATGTACGGGGACGACCGGATGCGCAGCAATGCCATCCGGGCGTTCGACATGCTTTTCAAGAAGTATCCGTGGCACCAATACCGCAAGTGGTTTCGCTTACAGCTTGACGGTGTACTTGGCGTGGTGTCCACGGACGCATTCGAACAGGTAAAGGACTTCGAGGACTTCATTAAGGTTTGTCGTGATGCGGAGTCCGAGTCTATACCGATGTGGCCGCGTGATGCCAATCCGTTTTCGTCTGCGATCACTAGCGGCGGTACGCAGCTTCGGTACTGGACAAGTCTGCATGTAGCAGACGCGAACTATGCAATGCGTAGGCTGCAATTCTATCCTGTGACCGCCACGGGTTTCGTGAACATTCAAGTGCTGTTGTATCCTCTCGTTCCTCCGGCATCGCAGTGGGATTGGGAAGATACATGGTATTTGGACCGTGCGTTGCTTACATATGCGACAGCGTTCATGACACTTGTGGGCGATGACATGAATACCAATGCTGCCAATGTCGTTAAGGGAATGATGAATGACAAATTCAACGATATTAAGAATGCGTTGTCGCGTATCCCGAAAGCGATCGATCCGTCTTCTGGCGTTCCTACTGAATGGCAAGAAGTGTGAGTCATACAGCACCCGATCGAACCGAGTGTAAACATGGGTCGCGATCTACTTTCGATTGAAATCAAAGCGAAGAAGCCAAGTAAGCTTCTGCCGCTTGTTATCCGTGGCTTCGGCGGTGGTTTGAACACGGTCGAAAACGATATTCTTATGAGCCCTTCTGATCAAGTTGCCCTGAATAACATGCGGCGCACAGCGTCTGGCGGGCAGAAGGTTCGATATGGCTCGAACTGGTTTGAGGATGTGTCTGATACTGTTACTGGTACGATTGTTGACATGGAGTATTTCGCGAACACCATCATCTCGGTTACAACGACGGGGCAGATATGCGCGACGGATAACGATGGCGTCAGTATCGTTATATGGAATAGTGCCATCGCGGCGCTTCTCCCAGGTGCTCCATCAGGTTGGTCCGCAGGAATTACTAATGTCGATTTCGTCCCGTTCAGGAATCAGCTTATCGTTCACAATGGAATAGACAAACCGATTACGATTAGTGCGAGTTTGGTTGTAACATACTTACAGGACTTGGGGAGTGGTAGTAATACCAATACGCCCATCGGTAAATATGGATGTGTTGTATCAAACTATCATTGCATTGCAGGCATTAGTGGTTTGCCTAATACTATCTACATATCAGCAAAAGGAACTGCTGGAACGTTCTTCGGTGATCCCGCTCCTAACGATTCGATTAGTATCGATGTTGGTGCGTATGCTCCAGAAGGTGCCGCCGAGATTAGAGGCATTGCTGGATTTCGTACCTTCTTGATTGTGTTCTTTCTCGCTCAATCACTTGTCGTTCAGCTTGGTATATATAATGATGCGACTACTCCTGAGCATGTTCCAGAATTTCCTGACTCGATGCCAGATTTTGGAATACTTGGTCATCGTTGTATTAAACAGGTTGAGAACGATATGCTATTTGCTGGTCTTGACGGTCTGGCAAGTGCGACTCGTAATCTGTTCGGCAATCTGGATACGTTGGCACTTAGTGAAAAGATCGAGCCGTTTTATCGTGCTACAATTGCTGTTTTGACCGATACACAAATCAGGCTTAATTGTTTTTTGGTGTATGACTCACTAGCGCATGATCTGATCTTATCGATTCCGTCTGGTCCGTCGTTTGTGTATAGCTTTAATGACCGTTTACGTTATCGAAGCTGGTCAACTTTTTCTGGTCAAGGAATGACTGCGGCATGTACATCATTCTTAGGTCGAGTGTTCTATTCAATTGGAACACGTATCTTTCAATATGGAAACGGTGCATATCTTGGTGAAAACTATGCAGCAGATAGGCTTAATGATCGCGATGGTGATTGGGCTCCTGTCACTGCTTATGCTGTTGGGGACATTCTACGAGATGTTCCGAATGATTCAAGTTGGATTGCCATAGGTAATAATGTTAGCGGTTCAGTTTCGTTTGCCCAAGATCGTGCCGATCAAGTACTGGCCCCGAAGTGGACAGAATATGAAGGTGAGGCAATTGCGTTCGAGATGGAGTTGCCTTGGTTGGATAGTAAAGACCCAACACAAACTAAGATTTTGAGATTTGCTTCTGTCGGTTCAAAGGGAACTGGAGAGTTTATGCTCAAGATTTATGTAGACAACTTGTTTAAGGACGGCGATGGCGTTATACAGTACAATCCAGCGGTTACTGTCAATTTCATTGGTAATGATGCTCCCGGTTTCGGGTTCGATGCTGGTCCTTACGGCGGTGGCCGTAGAAGCGATGATCCGAGGCTCTGGAACGTACCAGTAAAGTTTAAGACCCTAAAATGTATCTATGCAGGATCGGTTCGTAAGCCGCTTGAATTGATTAGTCAAAAGTTTGTCTACGCTCGCGGAAGCCGCCAACGATGATTGTGTGAGTCACACACTACTCGAACAGGTTGAGCACAAGCTATGACACAGTTTTCTGCACACTTTCGCATTCCAATTCCTGACTTTGAGCAGGAGCCTTGGCACGATGAATTGGAAACAGCAATTCGTCAAGTCGATCAGGCTATCTATGAAGCACTGTTCGCGGCCGGTGCTGCTTTGTGGGAGAATGATCATGACTACTTCACTGGCGATATTGCTCTTGATAACATCGATGGTCAGCTTTATGTGTGTGCTATTAATCACACTAGTCCATCCACACCTACCACGTTCACGTCGTTCCGAAATGCTAATCCGACATTTTGGAATGCCATTGTTACCATCCCTCAGTTCCGAGGTATTTGGGCTACTGCGACATCGTACATCAAGGGTGATTTTGTTATCGATAATCAGCGGTACGCTGTTGCTACTGTTTCTCATTTCTCAACTGTTTTCAATTCCGATCTTGGAGCGGGTAAGTGGGCCGTCCTGATTGATTTAACCACCGTTCAAGCTGGATTTAATGAAAACGCGGAAGGCTCTATTGCTTCTGCGTCGACTACTGACATTGGAGCGGAAGCACCGTCACGCTTAGCCATTACTGGTACGGCTACGATCACTAGTTTCGGTGCTGTAGCGAACAAGTACAAGATGCTGCGGTATACGGACGCGGCGATTGTGACTCACAATGCTACGACGTTGGCACTGATTGGTAGTGCAAACAGGACCATGCGAACGGGCGATGTTCAAATCTTGACATCGAACGCTTCTGGGCAGTGGCGTGAATTTGCATTCTTTCGATCGGATGGCAATCCGGCGACTGAAACAGAACCTGGTGTAATCGAGCTTGCTACAACGGCGGAAGCGCAAGCAGGCGCTGATACTACTCGGGCTATTAGTCCAGCAAGGTTCAATGAAGCATTTGACAATCGCTTCTTTCCTTCTGGTACAAAAATGCCATTCCAACAGACTACCGCACCGATTCGTTGGACAAAGGATACAACGCATAACGATAAGGCACTGCGTGTTGTTTCCGGTTCCGTTGGCTCTGGCGGTACAGTTGCATTCTCAACAGTCTTTGCAAGGACCGCAACGGATGTACACGCATTGACGATCAGTGAAATGCCAATACATAATCACAGTATCAGTGATCCTGGACATGTGCATGGTATATCACCTGATGCGGCAACTACATCAGGTCAGACCTTTACTGCTGGTGGCGTTGCTGGGGCTGCGGCGGCAGGTGCAACAGATACGGATAGTGCTGTGACAAATATCACAGTCGATAATTCTGGCGTTGGTGACTCGCACTCACATGCTATGGACATTCGTGTCCAATACGTCGATCTGATCATCGCAACGAAGGACTAGGCCATGAAAGTGTCAGTCATTAGAGAAGACAACAAAGTCGTAGTGGACGGTGTAGGTCATGATGTAGACTGTTCCGAGCTACCGACGTTTATCCATGCAATCCAATTCGATAATGGTGTCGGCCATATCGAATTCAAAGCGGATGAGAATGGACGACGGATGGGAAACATCAAGATCATGGATATTACGTTCGCCAACTACCTATTGGATCGTCATAGGATCGAAGACGAACGTGTAAAAAAGGAGAAGAAGGAAGCAGGCGAAAAGATGAAGCTCGCATCTGAGGAACGCGAAGCGAAACTAGCTGAACTTAGGAACAAGAAGATATGAACCTCCCTGATCCAAAGATTGGGTGTCACAAGACCGGCTTTGTGAAGAAGTGTCGTAAGCTGGTTGCTGATGGCATCTGTGACAGGTGGATGCACATCGTTGGAATGAACCCTAATACGGGTGTACAGATTGATCAGTATCGATGTATCGATGATTGGGTTCCACTGCTCATGATCGAGAACTCGAAGTTGCAACGTGAGACTGGTGCTGCTGTAGAGAGTTTTCGAAACGAGATGGTGAAACAGAACGAGGAAAGCTTTAGACAAATTACGCGAGAGCCTAAGATAATTAACAATTAGCTGTGCGAGTCGTACATGCCGACGCCGGAAGAATTAGAAGTGATTAGGGCGTTTCGACAGCGCCAGTATCGCATGAGAATGATGCGATTGCGGCCGTCTGTGCCTGTTACAGAACAAAATCCTGCTCGTGAAGCGAATGGGATGTGGGGGTACCAGCGCACCGGTTCAATGAATGCAGGATCACCAATTTTGACATTGACCTTTACATCAGATTTCCAAGTTGGCGATCCAGTCATTGTATCGACAGGTGGCGAGGAAGGGCTCGGCTTGTATGGTACTGTTGGCGTTGGCGGGAACCGTGGTATTGTCGGTTCGAACTATTACGAGTCGCAAATAAATCCACAGGCGTTGATCGCAACTGTGATCGATCGCAATGACGACGGTTCGGTGTTGACATTGAGTCAATCAGCTGTGGTCAGCACGACCAATACCCTGATTGTATTCGACAACCGATCAATCGTTCAAGGATTTAATGAAGAAGTTCACGCTCCTGGTCATGAGATTGTCTATCCTGCTGGCAATTTTTATATGAGCAACACCTTTGGTATCATTGGTCAATCTGCGGGTTGGCTTATTCGTGGTGCAGGAAAGCACGATACTGTATTTCGAGCACCTACGGGTGTCCAACTAAGCATGTTTGCATTTCAAGCTCATGGTGTAGAGATAAGGGACTTTAGCATCATAGGAAACCTTGCAGATGATAGTTTTGGTATGACAGGTACGGAATACAACTCCGGCATAGTTTTGATCCAGACGGCCAATGCCATTGTTCGTAATTTTCACGCCGAGGATGTGTTTGCAAAGGTAGTATGGGCAATAGGTGGTGGTGCCGATAATGTACTAGTCGAGGATTGCTCATGTCGTATGCGTGCGGCGCGTCGAGAATACTTAGCTGAATGGCTCTTTGGCGTAAGTGACAGCGTTGGCGGTACGTTCAATCGCTGTACTGTTGATAGCGATTACTTGATGCCTGGATTTGAAACCTTTCGTTCCAACGGCGTTATCTTCAATGACTGTAGCAGTAGAAATGGAATAGTTGCGTGCAATTCGAGTGGCAATTTTGAACTTAACGACTTCTCAATAATAGTGGAGGAATTGTCACAGCCCAATCAACCGTCTGATGTCCCACATCACCATTTGAGTCCGATCATAGACGTTAACCGAAACATCGTGCCTCCAGATCCTAGTATATCTGCGGGTGGTGTGATTAATAACATGCAGATTATCGTACAAGGACCAATCAATTCGAATGGAGAATTAAAGAAGGGGATCGTTATTAATGTGGACAACCCAAACATCACGGTCAATGGTGGACAGGTAGCGTATCCATCGACTCCTGGTCCGAGTGGTACAGATGTTGGTGCGCGTGGGTTTAGTTCGACAGGCCTGAATACGATTGTTAATAACTTTACGGTCATTGGTCCATCGAGAGATGAATTCGAGAACAATATTGAAGTCGAGGATGGAGCGGTTAACAATTGTACTGCGACGCGTATCAGATGCGTTGGACCGAACTGTGTACTGACATAGGAAAGATTGTGAGTCATACACGATGACGACCTCATATACCAGATACCTTAGGTTGCCCCTTGAGGATTTCCTCACGGTGCCGTGGCATACCGGCTTCGCGAACACTGTACACGCGATCGATCGGGTTATGTTCCGTATCGCAACGGGACAAGGCGTAACGATTTGGGCTAACAACACTGATTATGAAGGGACAGATCTGGTCATCAGTCCAGAGGATGGTACTTTTTGGGAGTGTCTCGTAGCGCATACCAGTGCGACTTCACCTACACTGTTCTCCGCTGATCGGACGGCAAATCCTAGCTTCTGGATCGAGCTTGTTGGCGATCTTTTGCCGAACGAGGTTACGAATACCATTCTTGCTGATATGCCACCTTGGTCGATTAAGGGTCGCAACGCAGGAATTACAGGCGATCCTAGCGATATGGCGTTAGCCACGATTGCTACGGAAGCGGTGGCTGCATCTGGTCAATTCCTTTTGGGCTTTCTTGCAACTGGAGAAATTCGTAAGTTCGAAATGATTGATGTCCTTGGTGGTGTCGGTGGTAGTTCACCGGGTGGTGTCGATACAAATATTCAATTCAATGACGGCGGCAGTTTTGGGGGCGATGCTAATTTCAATTGGAATAAAACCGATGAACGATTGGCAATTGGTCATACACAAACGCTTGTATCAGTGAACGCCTTTCATCCAGCCGTGCAGATGCATGGTGTAGATTTCAATCACGCCTCTTTCCAAGCAACTGAGTGGTCGAATGACGATCTTTTTCCTGGTATTCTGTTGGGCAAATCGCGGGGCGCAGCGATCGGAACACACTCTGCTGTACTCCTAGACAATCGATTGGGTGGTATATTCTTTCTAGGCTCGGATGGTGCTGTATTTCGTGTTGGCGCTGAATTTAATGCCTTTGCTGATGGAAACTGGACAGGTAGTAGTGCTCCCGCAAGGTGGAGTGTACGAGTCACACAGCCGAACGATGTTGGTCCTACAGAAGCACTACTTGTTATGAGCAGTTTGGAGTTGCGACCATTGGCGCGTGTGACCGACACAATAGTTCCGTTGTCAGACGTGGCGTCTGTTCCACTTGATGCCGCTTTGGGTGACAGTTTCAAGTTAATCGCGACAGGTGACAGAACAATTCAGGTGCCAACGAATGCGCCCGCAACCGGTCGTGGGCACAGGGTCATCATTATGCACGAAGCCTCCGGTGCAAATCGCACGTTGTCCTTAACGACAGGTTCGGCTGGATCGTTCAGGTTCGGATCGGACATTATGAGTCTCACAGTAACACTGAGCGGAACGGTCGATTACATTGGTTGTGTGTGGAACCAAATAGACGATCGATGGGATGTAGTCTCTTACGTGAAAGGGTTCTGAGATGAAGAAAGAAGGCGAAGTGATGATCGACCACCGGGCTAGTCCTGGTATTCCTGCCGATATGGCAGAAAAGTTTGGCTTCCATCCTGATCAAGTTAAGGAAGGAGCCCTGTTCGAAGCTGCCACCATGACTTGTTGGCACTGTGGCCGCGTGGTCATTCGTAATCCCTTACGGGAACGGGCGCGTCCCCATTGCTATCAGTGCAATCAGTACATCTGTGATATTTGCGATGGAGTACGGCGTCAACCTGACTATGTACACCGTCCGTGGAAAGCTGTCGTGGACTTGGTTCAGAGCGGCAAGTTCACAATGGCTGGAACCTCAGTCAACCCCGTTCTGATACCACGAAAGGAAGACTGAGATGGCGAAATGGTCCTTCAAATCTGCTGGTCTAACCTTCACTGCTGCTAATGCGGGCGCTGCGATCGGTAGCGCCTCGACATATATGGCACTCAAGGGTGGCTCGACAACGCAAGTGATCGATCTTCTCGAAGTGTCGATCTCTGGTAAGGCGACCGCTTCAACTGTAGCTGCCTTGGAACTCGCCAGGGCGTCCACGTTGGAAACCACTCCTACGGCGCTCGCGGCCCCGCACAGTGCTGGTCCGATGCATCCCGCTACTGCCGCTCTGGCCGCTCCGCCGGTACCGTTTGTTGCGGCTGCGACTCAGCCCACACCGTCGAACGTTGTGACTGATGCGAAGCTCAATCTCGCAATGAACTTGTTCGGCGGTATCTATCGTTGGAACGCAAGTCCTACCCAACAGTGGACGATTGTTGGTAATACTGCTCCTGGCGGCGAAAGTGTACTGTGGAACAACCTGCTCGCCGGTGGTTCTTCGGGACTCGCCGACGCGCACTTCGAATATGAGCCATTCTGAGGGTGTGTGAGTCACATACGGATGCGCGCATCGCTGCGCGCATCCATCTTACTTGAGGATACTAAATCATGGCTGTTGCGATTACCAATACTGGTGGAGATATTGCTGGCGTTGCTGCGTCTGGCAATGTTGCCACCTATTCTGGTGTTAGTATTGGTGCGACTGCGGCTGATCGTGTTGTTGTAGTCTGTATTGGTACTGAGCTAACTAGTTCTGTACCAACTGCCGTTACCATTGATTATGGTACTGGCGCTCTCGCTATGAGCGCCAGGCAGAGCGCGACTCAAGGGGCTGTTAACTCTCATATTTTTTCTCTACCTGCACCGACTGGGACGACCGCAACTATTGCTGTGACGTTTGGGGGTACTAATCCAACTGGCGCTCAGAATAAAATTGCAGTCTTTCGTGTTACAGGAGGATTTGAATTACCTGGTGTTGGAAGCGTCGCTGACACCGATGCTGATCCAATTTCCTCTGGTGCTATAACGATTCCGACCAGTGGCGGTTGCATTGCGATTTGTGCAGATGCTACCAATGGTACAGCACGTACATGGACAGGTATTACCGAAGACTTAGACGTTGATACAACAGCCTTTAGGTTTTCTACCGGAATTAGTACCACAGCCGGTACTCCAACTATTACCGTCTCTGGAGGTAATGGCGAAGACGGCGCACTCAGTTGGGTTATATTCGGACTTGCGCCTTCAATGAACGCATTCCGTATCTATGCAAACGGAACAGAGGCTGGTGCTGTTGCTCACGCTGCACAAAATACCAATGCCGAGTTCAACGCCGATAGATTTGACAGTGGGCATATCCGCGTTCGAATTCAGAATAACGGTCTGGCCAACCCTTCGACCGATGACTGGACACTACAGTTTTCGAAGAACGGCGGAGCCTATGTAGATTATTCTGACTCTACGGATATTGCCTGTTTCAATGGCGTTGGCGGCCTGACAGATCAAGCTGCGACTACCAATCGTCTCACCGGTGGTACTGGCTCGTTCGTTGCAGGTAAGCAGGGTTCTGGGGATGCCACGATTGAAAACCTTGCAATCACGGCAAATAATTTTACTGAACTTGTCTACGGGTGGATGGGCGTTCCTGATGTTGGCTTTTGTATAGAAGGGGACGACTACGATTTCCGTGTTCTACTTAACGGCGTTCCGATTACTTATAACGTCGTTCCTAGGCTCACAGCTAGGCGACAAGGATTGTCACAAGATGCTTTCCGCTTTTACAACGACGACGAAGTAGGGGCTGACAATAATGACAGCACTCCGATTGCGGCACAGAACACTAACATTGTTCACAACACTACAAGTACTCCAAACATTCATATTCAGTTTCGTATTCAGGAGACTAATAACTGGTCTGAAACTCAAGCGATCACCCCAGCGGATGATCACAAGACATTAGAGCTGTGTGTATCCAAAAATGGAGGCGCATACCATGCACTCGCTAGCGGGAATACGGAATGGATAGCGACTGGTACTGGAAGCACACTTGCGGATGGCGGTGCTACGACCAATCGCCTTGGTGCAGGAACGGGATCGTTTCAAGCCGGTCAGCAGATCGAATTCCAAGGCGGCGGTAATCTATCGATTTTTAATATTATCTATCCAGCTCTCGGTTACACAGAACATGTATTTGCCATTACCGCTCAAGCAGACGCTAAGGTGAATGGCGAAACATGGGACTTTCGCTTAATAAATAATAATGTCGTAAGCGATATTGTAGTTCATACTCAAACTCCACGGCTCACAGTCACCGGCGGAACCGATCCAGCAAGACCAAACAACCAGAAAGATTGGCCGTCGAGTCCTGGACACCAATTCCCTGTTCTACTAAGAAGTTGGACTCAGAACCTTCTAAGTACAACGCTCAAACCGGTAGTATTTACGGTCGGAGAACAAGTAACTGCGCTCTCACCGCGTGGGCATCAGTATCCAACGCAGCTTCGCACTTGGACACTTTCGCTTCAACAGACCACACTGGCACCGGTCCCATCAATTCCGGCTGGTAATCAAATATATGAATTGACTGATCGTGGTCTGTTACAACCGCTTCGCAGTTGGACTTGGAATTACAATCCAAATCTGATTGCTCAAGATGAAATGACAGTCGGTGATCGGCGCACCGAGTTGTCGCCGCGTGCATATCCAGAGCCTGCAACGAGAACTTGGACATTCTCATACAATCTAAATCTGATTGGTCAAGATCGCATGACGGTAGGCGACCGTCATACCGATCTACCTAATCGTGGACCGATACAGCCGCTCCGCAGTTGGACTTGGAGCTACAATCTTAATCTGATTGCCCAAGACGAAATGGTGGTTGGTGCGACTCGCACAGAGCTACCGCCGTTCGGACCGTTGCAACCGCTGCGTTCTTGGGCGCTTTCGCTACAACAAACGACTCTCGCACCGATTGAATTTACTGTTGGCGTACAGCATTACGACCGATTGGACACCGGACCGTTACAGCCGCCACGTTCCTGGACACTCTCACTACAACAGACAACACTTGCGCCGGCGGCACCAACACCGTTCGCTCAATTTGATTGGCCGAATCCGTATGGGCCACGACAGCCTTTGCGTTCTTGGACATTCTCATACAATCTTAACTTAATTGGTCAGGATGTAGTCCCTGGACAACAGCGTGTCGATCTACCTCCGAGCGGTTCACGCCAACCGCTGCGCAGTTGGACTTTCTCATACAACCTAAACCTCATTGGCCAGGATCAACTTCCGGTCGGTGATCACTTTACCGTACTGCCGCCCAGAGGACACATTCATCCGAATAGCCTTCGGACATGGATACAGTCAGTCAATCTGGCACTTACTACCGAAGCGGGAACCATACCGTTCAATCAATACAATTGGCCAAATCCGCGTGGTTATATACAGCCAATAAGATCGTGGACTGCGTTCTACAATCGCAATCTTATTGGTCAGGATAAATTCCCGGCTGGCGATCATCTGTATGCACTGTCGCCGCGTGGTCATATACAGCCAAGCGATCAGCGAACATGGATTGGCAGAACACTACGATTGTTGGCTTCGGTACAGCCAATAGGTAGTCGTGTAACGGCCGTTCCGTTGTCCGTCAGACAGCCAGTCCGTACATGGATCAATGTTCAAAATCCAAACTTGGCCGCACAAGCTCTGCCGGTTGGTATGGTCTGGACTCAATTGCCAAGTGGCGCGTTCCCGAGGGATATAGGAAATCGTGCTTGGAACAGCCAAGTGCAACCAGTATCGGGATTCAATCGAAATAGTACATTCTTTGTCGTAATGTAGTGTACGACTCGCACAGCGGAGATGAACATGATCGACTTCTCAGCGGCACTGAAAGGAATGGACGGAAAGACTGATATGACACAGATGGTGACTGGTGACGATGGAGCCCCATTGACAGAGCTAGTCACACTTGGTAAAATAGCTGTTAATTCGCTCTGCGCTGGTGGACAGAACATTAGTGGTGAGGAACACGTTAAGCGGTTTCTTTTAGCCACTAAAATACGTGAACAACAATCTGTTACACTTAGCACGGCAGACATAGAATTGATCAAACAGTGCATCCAGAAGATATATCCTGCGACAATAGTCGTGGCGCAGTGTTGGATACTGCTTGATCCGGCAATCGCAAAGACATAATGGGAGGCCACAATGGGCTTTTGGGACTTTCAAGACTGGTTCGGCGGTTACGATGAAGGCGCAGCTAATGCTGCCGAGCAACGTAAACGCGAGGAAGAAGATCGCCAACGACTGGCTGCACAGGCCACTAGTGATGCGACTGCAAGTTCCGAAACAGCACGATTAGCTGGCCTTCGTACTTCGGCTGCCGATACAGCAAGGACCGGTGCTCAGAACTACTTCTCCGAGCGCGGTCTTGATCCATCTGCATATGGTAGTAATATCGACGAAGAAATCAACAGCATTATGAGTTCGATCGGTTCTAGCGATCCGACTCCTGGCATGTACTTCAAAGACTTTGGCCAGAATGTATTTGATCGTGCGCAGCAGGGCTCAAGGGATAGGGCTTTGCGTAGTATAGATTCGCAATTCGGTCCTGATTATGCTTATGGACGGATTGCCAACACGGCAGATGATCCATTCATTTCGCAAATCGATACAGAACAGCGCGGTAAAGCTAACGAGTACATTGACCGGCTCTTGAAACGTGGTGTCATTACAGATACCGGTGCGACTGGTGCGTACAAGAACTTGGATGAACAGGGTGCAGGTGTTCGATCCCAACTCAGTGACATTGGCGGCGATCTCTTATCCAGTGGACGAGACAGTCTTGGTTCGATCTTGGGACGTGCCCGGGGAGCCGCAGGTGGCCTTTCGCTTGGCAACGATTTCGACGTTGGAAGATACCAGAATGAACTCGATCAGACCTTCAACGATTTCATGAGCGGCTTCGGTGAGAAACTCCGTGGATCAATATCTGGACCGCTCTATGACACATCCAATTTAGCTGCAACTGCTGGTGCTGCTTCGGGTGCGCAAAATACAGCGTTCAATCCGTTTGCACTGGCTGGTCAAGAAGACCCATTGGGTCAAACGCCTGGAACAGAAGATAAAAAGAAAAAGACATTCTTCTAGGCTGTATGACTCGCACACTCGGAGGCGGTTATGGCATTTGATCCAATCAGTGCGGCGATCACTGGCGGTCTTGCTCTTATCGATATGCAGGGCAAGAAGGAAGCGTCCAAGACCGCGCAAGCGCAACTCGCTGAAACGAAGCGGATGAATGCCGATATGCTCCGTATGGCTCAAGCTGGCCAAACGGATGCCTTTGGCAACCGCTTTACTTTCAATGACGCCCTAAACGAATGGCTCACAAAGCTTACACCGGAACAGCAATCTCTCATTAGTGCTGGTGAACGTGAACAGCGCCTTGGATTGACAGAAGACGCTGGCCGGAACCGTGGCATTCGGGAGATGCAGGCACGTACAGGTCGTCAGGCTGGCGACATGCTCAGTCAAGCATTGACTCGTTATGCGTCCGGTGGTCCGTCGGAAGAAGGTACGCGATCCACACTAACCAGATTACTTAGCCAATCAACTCCTGACGTTGGAGCGCGTCGCGATGTAACTCCTAGCGGTGTATTGATTAGTGGTGGACAACAGGGAACTCCGATACAGCGTTTGGCCAAGATACTGTTGCAATCGCGACAAGGCGCACTGGCAGAAACCGGTCAACGTGAAGGTCAGCGGCAACAGCGTGACCTTGGCGGAATCGGTCAATTGGCTTCTCTAATGGGAGGCGGTCAGACCAATATCAACATGCCGGGTACTGCTGACAGTATCGATGCCAAACAAAACGCCTTGTCCAACAGACAGCTACAAACGCAACAGGGCGCGATCGGCAATATACAAGGCCCGTATGCTAATGCTGTCAAGACAGCAGATACGATGCCTGGACTACGCGACATTGCATCGCTGTATGCCGCTCTGAACAGAAGTACTACTAACAAGACTGGAACGGGTGCAGTCCGTAACCTGCCAAATCTAACTGAGCCCATCGGTAAGAGCAGTCTTGGACCTTCGCCGTCATCATTGTCCACGACGCAGCCGTTCTCGTCATGGATGGACTCAACTAAGCATCCGTGGTCATTAGAGCAATCCTGGTTCTAACGCTGTGTGACTCATACAAATAGGAGAAGACAATGGACCCGCAACTCATGGCACTTCTCGGTCAGCAAGAAGATTCTGGCAATCCTATGATGCGCGTCATCCAGATGATGATGAATCAAGGTCAAGGTGGCAGACCGGCCGGAGCTAATATGGACCCACGCCTTGCTGCTATGCAAAAGATGCAGTCTTCTGCTCCAGTTGGTCAGTTCCCACCCGACGGCTTCCGTAGTATTCAGGGACCAGAAGGAGGCAGATCACCAAATACACGCGGTTTCGAGAACGAACAGGGTGCAGCATTTGGCATGTATCCAAATGCTGCTGGTCGTACTGGAGAAATGAATCAACCGATGGAGAGAGCGGCTCCGCAGTCCACGGAGCAGGAATTGGAAGACGTTTATTCTGAGAAACGATCTTATAAAGGCCCTGATATACCACTCGATCAACTGCCGACAGGACCAGAAGACCCTTACGAAGCAGAACATATGTTTAGTGATCTGCCTCCATCAGTAAAGCGTCGTCATGACACTTTCAAAATGCGAAACAAAGGTGAGGGGCCTGCTACTGACTCTGAATACGATAATGAAACACAAACGACAGAAGAAGAACTCGAAGACGTTCACTCACAAATGGACAAGGAAGCAGGCATCGCCGGAGAAGACAGGGCACTTGGTACGCCTCCACTGTTTTCTGGCGATCTCGCGGAAGACTTAACTGTGTTCGACGAGCTTGATCCAGAAGACCTGACCTCAAACGATATCGAGTTGTTCATTCACCTACATGGTAAGGACGCTTTACCGAAGGGTTATTTCGACTAGACTCATACATGAGAGTTATACATATGGCTGATCCCTTTGCTGAGATGTTTGCCGCTGATCGGCAGCCGCGTACCGATCCATATACTGAGATGCTAAAACTATCCGAAGAAGACCCACGCATCAAGGCTATAATGGAAATGCGTGGAACTGATCAAATGCACAAAGGTGATCCGTCGCCTAGAGATATTCTCGCTGGGCGGATGATGAATATGTTGTTTAAGGGACTACACGATCCTGTTAGTACGCCGGACCTTTCAGGTTTTACACCAAACTACGAGCCAGGAAAGCCTATTCCTAGTATACAACGTAGCACAGAACAGTTTAAGAGATACGTTGGAGATGCTCCGCGCGGTGATGAAGAACTTGACGCTGTTTGGGGAGGCGACGACAATGAGAATAATACCTATATACTCAAAACACCCAATAAAGATAATCCACCACAAACAACAGAGGAAGAATTGGAACTAATCCAACGACTGATGGATCGTGATCTAGGATTGTGAGTCATACACATGACTGATGCCTATTCGTCGATGTTTGGTCTAGCTGACTTCGAATTTCCAGAAACCGAAGAACAGCAAAAGCTGCGCAGAGAAAAGGCGCTGGCCGAAGCCATTCAAATAGAAGAAGCCCAAACCGGAGAGCGGTCAACGCTTCGCGATCAGGCTATGTTCGCTACAGGTGGCGTCCGTCATACAGCGAGTGGCTTTCTTGGTGGTATAGCTGGTGCGCCGTGGGATATCGGCGCACTGATCACGGAAGGATCGGCAGCACTGCCATCGTCACCATCGTTTGGCGGAGCCTTGTTGAAGGCTCCGGCAGCGGCTTTAGGCGCTGCTGGTATCGAACCACAAGCCGCAGCCAATTGGATGCGTCAACAGGGTAAAGGCGCGCGTTCGTTCTTTGATGAAATCACAGGAACAGAACTTCCTCCACAAACTTCTGTGGAAAAAGGCGGTCGCCTTCTTGGTGAATCTGCTCAACCAGCAGGAAAGTTAACCATTCCACTCACCGCCGCAGTAGCTGGTGCTAAGTACTTTTCACAACCTAACCAACCAGCGATGGATGAGCCATCGCTAATGACCGGTCGGCCGCTGCCGCCGCCGGAACGAACCTTCTCTTGGCTTGATTCTGTTTCACCGATTTCAACCGCACTAGCTGCGCCGCAGCCGAGTGTGAGTCATACACCAAAAGAGATTACAGTCGAAGCCCAAGGTGGACCGGTAAGCTTCAACTGGAAAGATTATGCAACGATGGGCGGTCTAGTTGCAGCAACCGCAGGAATGATCTTTGCGCCTAAGTTGATTGGTACATTTACACGCGGCGCGGTTCCGCGTCTCCGTCCGGTCGTTGATGCTGCTCCTGGTACATCGACGATCAGTACCGTTGGTGATTACATGCGAACGCAGGATGACGTTAATGCTGGTCTGGTTCGAATAGCTGAACGTGCTGGTTCTCCCGTTCCAGTCGTAGATGCACTAAAGGACCGCCTCCGCTTTCAGACTAGGGGCGAAGCAAATGCCCTTGGTGAGTCCGCCATTATTGGTGGTCGCGCCGAAACTCCTACGTTTACATTTCAAACTGCTGTACCGATGGCCGATCTGATTGCTGCTAATGTTCCGAACGCTTCACGGTATATGAACCTTCGCAATATATTTGATGAGATTGGTATGATCGATGCCCGGATTGCAGCCGGTCGTATAAAGAACCCGCCTCCTGGACCTACAACGGTTCAGGGGATGGCCATGCCTGATGTGCTACAGGAAATGCACGCACTCGAACAAGCCACTCCGCAATTGCGGCAGCTTGCCCAAGGCTACACACAAAACCTGCGTGACTTACGAAAGTTTGAAGAAGTTGGTGAGTATGGAACACTCAGTAAAAAAGAACGCGCTTGGGAAAATTCGAACCGTCCTAATGATACGGCATTTACAGGTATGCGCGCACTTGATGAAGCTCCGGTAGATGACATACTGCAAAACTCAGCGGTAACCATTGCCAGTAGGATCAAGTTTCGTATTGAGAACGAATCAAAAGGTATGTATATTGACGAACTCAGAAAAGTAAGACCGGAACTGGCCGTAGGGCCTGTTTCCAAAGAATGGCTCGATAAGCATCCGAGAGCAGAAACTAGAGTCGTTACATTCTATCGTCGTGGTGTATTGGAGCGATATACTGTCGATCCGTACATTGCTGATGTAATGAAACTCGATCCATACTATATGACAGGTGCGGCTCAACAGGTTTTGTATGGAAGCAAACGCCTTTTGGAAATGGGTGCTACTGGCGCTTTAGCCCCATGGTTTATATCGACAAGCTTTATACGAAGTGTTTGGATCAATCGACATACCGCAGCCAGTGCTTTTCCTGGAGCCAAAAGTGTAGGATTTACTCGATCGCTCTATGCTGTTCCACAACAGCTTGTTCCACAATTGGCCAAGGCCGTTAGCAGTTCATTGGATCGTGGTAGTGCTGGTTGGCTACTGCGGACGCTCAATGTAAGTGCAGGAAATATCCAAGCATTAAGTACACGCTTGGCTCACACCTATCATAATAGTCTATTTCATCAATTGCAATCTGTTGGTAGTACGCATGGAAACGTACTGACACAGCAAGCAATTGCACGTAATCAATTCAATAGAGCAATTCAGACCACAACTGGTCCACTCAAATCCTTACTAAGTATGTACATGCGGATGGTTGAAGCTGGTCATAATGCACCATCATTTGCATTTGCTAGTAAAAATTATGGTAAAGTATCGCTCCCCAAATTAGCAGGAGCGTCACGACACCTAACGGGTAGCCCTCGTGTCGGTGGACAATACTACAGTGGTGGCGGGCTGTTTACCGGCGGCACAAAACCAATTCGGTTTGAAGATACACGAACCGACTGGCGCGGTCGTGTGAGTCGTACAGTACACCGTACTATTGCTCAGCCATATGGATACGCAACAGAATTGGGTCGGTCGACTGTTCCGTGGTTCAACGTTACTACGCAAGGCGTCAAACGTATCGGTGAAGCATACATTAAAAATCCAGCAGGGTTCATTGGGCGCACTTGGCTCTATACAATGCTGCCTGCGGCTGCTGGTTATATGTATACGGCAGGATTGGGTAAAGACCCAAATGGTCTTAGCTATATTGATTATATGTTCAATCGACGTAACGATTACAAAAAGACAATGAATTTCTACATTCCTATTCCCGGCCGTCCTGCCGAAGAAGGAATCGAGTTTCCACGCTTTCACGAACTGGCTCCGGCCGCTCGTATGATGGAAACCGCTCTACATCATATGACACATTCCAGTCTATTCTCGCAAACTGAGGACTTTATGCGCGTGGCGCAAAGCTTTTTCAATATTGCGATCTCTCCACCCCTACCGCCTATATTCGGTGTAAGTGCTGCCACTATGGGATATACAGCGCCGCAGGGTGTGTTTGGTGGCGAGATGTACAAACGCCGCTCCGAGCCCTTCGATCAATCCGGCGGACTACCCATTAATATTGAGCTTCTCATTCGTGCTCTTGGCGGGGGGATCGGTGACGTTGTAGGTGCCGGAGCGGCGGCATTCACACAAACGCCAGAAGGTATAGACAAGGCATTCAAAAACGCTCTTGCAGAAATGGGAACGCGGGCTGTTTCCAAAACACCAATTCTCAGGGACGTACTCGGTATCCACGCGCCTTCGATTGGCAATACAGATGTTGTCAGTAAAATGTTTGAAAAGAATCGAGCAATTAAACAACTGAGCGGATACTACAATAAATGGACTGTAAAAGATGGTGCATTGTATGGCGGTGATCCAGGAAAGAAAAGGGATGTGATAACTGAATCTGGTGAACGAGTCGCACAGGAGAAACTCGGTCCACGTCCACCGAGAGGCAATCCAGGTATGGGACAAAAAGACCCAACCAATCCGCTTTACATACAGTTTGCCAAGGAAGTGCATGAGAAGTTCATGCGTGATGCAACGTTATCAGCAGGTGGCCAGAAGCATTGGCAAAATCTAGAAAACCAAAAGGCAAAGTTTGCAAACGATCCAATCAAACTGTCTGAAATTAAAGCAAAGCAAGAAAAAATAGAACAGGAGGAAAATGTCGGAGGCATCGGTTTCAAATCACTGTTTGAACGCTATAACATTGCGACTCGTGCAATCCAGCGTATCAACAAAGTGAATGCTGGCAATTTCGTAACTTGGCAGGACTATCTTTTGAATGAAGGAGAAGTGACGCAGTATCTACACGAGAACAAAGTGAATATACAAGACCCCGTTTCCGTCAAGAATTTCTATGAGCGTCAACGTCAGGACGCCGCCCGTGTAATTCTGCATACAATCAAAGCCGTTGAAAATGACTTCTCAAAAAGAATAGGCCAGCCGATCAAAATTGAAGACTTGAAACCATACGGCCCAGGCACTATAGAATTGCCAGAAGTAGAGGTTACTGATACTGGACTGTACTAAGAGAACGCATACGTCAAAATAACGGCTCCAATTATCGTTAGGATAACACCCAGTATTGCCTCATCCAGTTCGTATGTAAACATCACTCTATCTCCTGTGGTCCGCTGGCCATCCGTTGCAGTGCGCTATTTCGTGACGCAGTACCGCCTCTTTATCATATAGAGAATCGGTGCTGATAATCACAACGCATCGATTGCCCATACTGTAGCTGCAGCCAGCAACGCTACCTGTACGAGATATTACGTATGCATTGCACATACGATTAGCCTCATCCCCAGAAACGCGTTTGATTAATAACTCACCTGAAAACGGATGATCATAGATTGCTGGCGGTGCTATTGGCGCGCATCCTATTAGTAGCAGTATTGGTACGAACTTTATCATATCTCTCTTATCCTATCAGTTGCTCGCCAGATGGTTGTGTTAGTACCCTGATTAGAAGTACCAAGGTTGGACTTGATGAACTTATCGACCTTGCGCTGCGACTGTAGATATTCGAGATATGCTACGCAGTCAGCCGCTTTCGTCTTTACAACCACTCGGCCAGTGATCTTCTGTTGCTGGACGCCCTTCGGTCCCGCCTTAATCAGCATCTGAATTACTACCTCTTGCCAGTCTCCGTATTGCCACACGGTCGTAGTCCTTCATAACGAATCCCAAACCCATACAATGACAGCATCTTATTGATATGGATGTACTATATTGTAATGTATTATGTTGTACATAATTAGTAGATTCCACATAAAGAGATTTCTTTCCTTTGCAACAAGGACACTCGATTCGAAATTCTTCTGGATATCGAATGTCAAGTTCTGTATGACTCACAATTCCATCTTTACCATGTGCGCCCATCTATGCAGTCCTTTCTTTTGATCTAGTACAAACGTTCCAGGAGTCTTCACCTTCTTGCCACTCCAATCCACTGTAGCTTTCTCGTTCCAGATTGTGGGAACCGAAATTTTCAATTCCGCCGGAATACTCAACGGTTCCGCCGGCCTTCTTTTCCACACATCTTGTATCCATATCGGTTCCTCCGCATACTTCTTTAGAATTGCACCCACTGTCTTAGCGACGCGAGGCGTGGAAATCGCGACAAGATTGTCATGCACATCAATAGCGACCCTAGCCCTGCCCGTCGGCCAGTCGTCATCTTCCATGGATTGATACCAAGACCTTGTAACTTTGTCACCAATAGTCGATTGCGGGTAAAACGCAATAATGGACTCCAATACTGAGTCGTCGAGTTGCTGAACGACTTTAAGCCTACGGCCATAGGCGTTCGATATGGATTTCGTCGCACGGAATTCTCTTTCTTCTTGCGTCCACCAACGCTTAATCTCTGGAGTAATTTGGTGGTAGATAATGAATGATCGTTGGGCTTGGAAATATGGAAGACCTGTGACCTCCGCAAGCTTTTCCATTTGCATACGATAGTTAAGTCCATGCCTGCACCTTTTCGCTATATATCTGATCGTCGGCTTGTCGTCTTCGTCCCAATCCGACTTCGGAACTTGATCGTAGGGCACCTTAAACATTTCGCTGGCCAAGGCTCTGTGTGAGTCGTACATGCCGTCAATTTTCGCTTGAGCGTATTGATCCTTCCATGTCTGAATATCTGCACGAAAAGAAACAACTTGTGCTTCTGCTTGGGATAGATCAAAATATACAAGGACACAACCGTCATCCGCGACGTATTGGACACGAGCACGAACTGGTTGATTTTGCATATTCCCACCGTCACCGTCGAGCAACTTAGTACTCGATAGACGGCCTGGAGCCTTTGCAACCCCATATTGTTTGTAGTCGCAGCGAAATCTGCCATCAGATGACACTCTGGATTTCGCATACGTCGAAAAGAACTTGTGTTCCTCTTTGAATTTGTTGAGCGCAACGATCATCTCCTTTGCCAGCGGAGGCGTAGTCGGTTCTTTGAGGATAATATTTCTATTTTCCTCATTGGTCGAGCGCCCCCGACCCCTAAGCTTGAGTATGTCGAAGAAGAACACCTGTAGCTGTTGCCAGGAAGACGGCAACGGATAGTATTCTTCGTCGCCGGTAATTTCATGAACAATCCTATAGAACTCATTCTCAAAAGTCTTAACATCCTGCTCACACTCTTTAATGACGCGTTGCTTAACCACTTCATCTGATTTAACTCCATGGATTGTAGCTTCGACTAAATGTGGCTGAGCACGCATCACATGACCAAAGAAAAACTTATCCATCCCGGAGGTTTTCAGTTCCCTTGTCAATCGCTCGTGGACGGCGTAGGTGAGAGCGGCATCTTTACAATTATACTTCCAGTACGTATCAATATCTCCACCCTCCTTCCAGATTTTAGCATCATCCTTGTAAAAAGGATGCGTGGTATAGCATGATACAAGGAAAGCCAAACTGTGAGGCAGTCGTGGCAACAGGGTATGATGCGCGAGTAGAGTATCGAACCAGAGTCGAATCTTGAGCCTTTCACGCATCCCGGTCCAGTAAGAGTCAAAGCCACCATTCTGCGCGATAATGTTGTGTGAGTCACACAGAGCTTGCAACGCATACAAAATGTCCGCTTCTTGAGACACTGTAAAGCGATTTTGGACAGTATCTCTAAGGCTAATGCACATAGCTTTGTGTGGATCGTTACTGAGTCCGTAGCAAGCCGTGTATCCATTAATGCCTTCGATGTCAAACGAAACTGGCTTTGTAGATTTCTGTAGATCACGAATGAACGCGAGTACTTCCTTGTACGTCGGGTTAATAATCTCCTCGATGTAGTGCATCCTGTAGACATTGCGGATCACCATGTCCAACTTATGCAGATCGGCCATGAAGATTGGCTCGAACCGTGGATCGCGTCCATGCATTGCATATGCTGGATTGATCGTACAGACGATCCAACCCTCTTTACCATTGGGTAGTACACTCTCAATGACAGAACCTCGCCAGTTCAGAATGCCTGCCTCTCCGGTCATGGCCTCTAATGCCATGGAGCCAAGACATACTATGATCTTGGCTTTTGGTAACTGCTCCAACTCCCATTGCAGTAGTGCCGTCCACTGATCTAACTCGTCTTGGTGGACTTCGTGTCGCTCGTTGGTCCTTCGACTAAGACTAATTTGTCGTTTGACCACGTTAGTACAATACGCGTTGTGTCTTCCAATATGAAACTTTCCAGTGACTCGCCATAGCATCTGACCAGCGCCCCCGACAAACGGTCGTCTACTTCTATCGCGAACCTCTGATTCCCCCGGCCCTTCACCAACAAAAACCACTTCGGCGTCGATTGGACCATCACTAAATACCTCCGTTTTGAGTCCGATCAGATCAGCTTGGTCACGAAACTCTTGCTCTAGAGTTTCTCTTGTGTGCGGTTTGTTTCTTGTCCTTCTTGACATTTAGCATCGCCCCTTTCCTAGATATGATGTAGTGTTGTCCGCTCGAAAGATTCCAACCTGTTCTGCGAAGTGGGTTGGCAACATACGGAGACTGCCACTGTTCTTCCATAATCTCTTTGAGTGTACGACTCACGTTATGTACCGATGTGCTGTGCGACTCATACTTCTGCCCTTCGTAGTGCCAGATACATTGCTCGTCTGTCAGCGATTATGATCACATGACCCTTCGCCCTCGTTATGGCGGTGTAGAAATTTCTACGGTTAAGAAGAAATGCCTGCCCCCTCGAAATGCAATAAATAACAGTCTCGAACTCAGAACCTTGCGCTTTGTGAGTCGTAATCGCATAGCCCAACTCCAATTGTTTCCTTGGGTCATATTGGATATGTGTTCCATGGTAGTAGCTGAACATCTTTACTCTTGGAGGCACGATCACATGACGATCACCCAGCAACAGACCACACGATCCTTCGTCTTCATCTACCCAATCCACCGTACCAATCTCTCCGTTGAATAGGTCTAAATTGTAATCGTTCTTGATCCAAATGAACTTGTCCTTTGGCTTGACTATTAGTTTAGCTTCCTTCTCGTCATATCGATCCACACGAAGACCGCCCTTATACTTATTAAACTTCAATTGCAGCGTTGGATTGGTCTTACTTGTTCCGTAATTACCACGCCTTGTCGGCATGATAATCTGTCGATTGTCTTTCGCAAACTCACCAGTTGCAAACTCTGCCAACGTCTTCATTGGCCAATCGCTATACAATACCTCGAACCGATCATTCCTGATCGGAATTGACCCACGTAGTATTCGCATCGCATTGGATACAATATGATCCTCGCTCCTGAAATTATGATGTAGTTCTATCATCGGTCGCTCTTTCAAAATCTTAATGAAAGGCGGCTCGCCGTCCTCAACTGGTGGCAACTGATTGTTGTCACCAAAGAACCTGATCACTCCACCATTCGGCAACGCGTCGATCAATTGTCTATACAATGTAGGTGCGACCATAGACGCCTCGTCTACGATCACAACCATTTCATCGAGTCGATTGAACCTGTTCCGCTTCGGTTCAGTCGGATCAACCACACCGAAATCGTCCTCATCTGGACGGGGAAACTCCAGCAGTCTATGTATCGTCTTGGCTGGTATCCCCGTCAGTTCCTGAATGCGCTTTGCTGCACGACCGGTCGGAGCGGCCAGGACAACCTTGCGTCCCCGTCTGGCGAGTGTCTCATACACCTTGCCGAGGACCAACGTTTTTCCTGTACCTGCTCCGCCGGTTACACTTGCGATCAAAGTCGATAGATCGCAACACAGCATGACAGCGTTCTCCTGTTCCACACTGAGAACCGTCTCATGTTCCGGCCTTGGAGCCGGTTTGTTCACCTTAGCTTTGACCACGTTATACCTCCGACAGTTTGACGCGTTTTCCTGGTACAGTCATTGGGCTAACCTTTGGCTTCGGAACCTCCGGTTCTTCTGCTTCTGCTAGTATCTGCTCGGCAGCTTGTATGAGTACCATCCTGGTAAAGTCAGCTTGGGCCAGTCCGAGATGCCGAGCAGCCAAATCGATCTTACGCTTATCGCCGATGTACATACGAGTCAGCACCGCAGTACTCCCTGGGCGCCGAAATGAATACAAGTCCACGACGATCCGTTGCGGTAGCGCCACTTTCATTTCTCCTGTGGTTGTGGCGGTGTATGACTCACACTTACCTTTGTATGAGTCATACACCACCG